CTGAGATATTTAAGAATGGCGCACTTGCGAGAAAAAAAGATGCTGACGAATTAGCCGCGTCATTGCTAGCAAAAAACAATGCTACTGGTTTGAAAACGCTGTCATTGTTAGAGAGTCAGATGGCTGATGAAAACCAGCTTGTTTATTTACAGTTGGAGAAAAGATTAGCTGCAATTCAGGGACTTGTTTTATCAGAAGAAGAAATAAGAAAGCGCGGATTCGATAATATAAATGATCTACAGGATTATAATATTGGCCTTGTCAATGAACAGGCTCAAGCAGAATTTGAAGCGATAACCGAAAAAAACAATAAAATAATTCAAGCTGAAAAAGATAAAAACTTAGCAATTAAAGCGCTTTCATCTAAAGCGTTCACATCATTACAAAACGATCTAGCAGCAGAAAACAACCCCGCAGAATTGGCAAGGCAGCAAATGCAAGCGCGGCTTGATGTTATTCGTGAATATTACGGATTAGAAAGCGCGGAAGCAGCCAAGGCAACTCAGGCGGGTGTCGCAGCAGTAGAAAGTTATAAGCAAGCGATCAGTAGCAATGATTTGCTTGGGACATTATCTGATTCACTCAGTGGACTGCAAGATCAGATAAGCGGTACCTTGGGGCAAATGGCTTTAGGTATGACTGACGGAGAAGAAGCAGCCAAGGCGCTAGGCAGAACAATTGTTACTCAGTTGACAGGCTCAATGATTAATTATGGTATCGAGCAAGTAATAGCCTACGCAACAGGAACCGCAGCAGCCACAGCAGCAGAAGCGGCTAAAACCCTTGCTGTAACGGGTGGAATTGCAGCGCAAACAGTAGCAGCTACCGGAGCCACCGCAGTATTAACAGGCGCAGGCGTTGCATCGGGCGCATCAATAGCGGTAGCAATGGCACCAGCAGCGGCGGCAACTTCAATTGCCACAGCAGGCGCGGCACCAGCAGTAGCGGCACCCATAGCACTTGGCACAATCGGCGCAATTATAGCGGCAATAGTTGGAAGCGTGGCAATCGCAGGCGCGAGGGAAAAGGGCGGACCAGTATCGGGCGGTAAAACTTACTTGGTCGGTGAGAAAGGGCCGGAGTTATTTACACCTGGAGCAACAGGGCAAATTACTAGTAACGACAAAATGAACAAATTTAGCGGCAATAGCCAGCCTATACAAGCCAAAATGAACATCACAATAAACGGTAACGCCAATGATGATGTTATTGCCCAATTAGACAGGCAGCGTAAAAGGTTTGGGCGAATGGTTCAGCAAGTAATTAACACACCTTACTAAGTAAGATCCAACTCAAATAAAGCCGCTTAATTGCGGTTTTTTGCATTCTAGGATAATCAATTGACTTTTAGACTCACAGATTTTGCCAGCGTATCAATTACACAAGTGTTAGACATTCGCACGACTGGCAATAGGTATAAGCGTTCGCGTGTGGAAGGTAATAAAAAACCGTACTGGATGATTGAATTAACTACATCACCGTTGCCATATGCACAGGGTATGGCGGCCGCAGCTTATCTTGACTCGTTAAAGGGTAGTCTCGAGATAATACAGTTGCCCGTTCCTTTACCCAACTTAGTCAACCGATCAGGTTTAACCAATACTAGCGCCGATGATGCAGGCGACAAAGTAGCTAGTATTAATGGTTTTAGCAATAATTTGAATAATGCTGTGCTAGCCGGTGACTTTATACAGTTTACTAATCACCAGAAGGTTTATCGAATTGTGAATAACGCAGCATCGAATGGATCTGGAAAGCTTAGCGCAACCATTACACCAGAGCTATTTAAATCTACTACGTTAAACGAGCAGGTAAAATACGGTGATGCGGTACTTTTTCAGTGTTGCCTAGATGATTACGTGTCGATGGACGTTAGCGCAAATGACAGTAAGTTTGTGGTGTTCAATATCACTTTGGTAGAACAAGGATGATTGCCGTAACAGCAGCACAAAGAGCCAGGTTAAAAGAGCATGTTCGTCTCACTACGCTATGCAAATTTAAAATTAGTACAACGTGGTATTACCTTACAAATGACGACATAGAAACAGTTTACGAAGGCCGTACATATTTACCTGGCTATTTACTAGATGTTGATGACATTGAAATTAACAGTACACCTAAGGTAGAAGATTCAGACATCATTATTGACGGCAATGATTCAGTGTTTATCGGATTATTCCTGTCCCAAAATTGGATGAACAACCCCTTACAGCTAATCCAGTTATATATAGACAAAAACGGCGGTTTAATACGTTCAGAAATAGCCTACGACGGGCTTTTATCTGATGTATCTATCAGCACGTCAGACTCTTACGAAATCACTCTAACCGTGTCAAGCATTTGGAAGGACTTTGAAAAACAGGCTGGTATCAAGACAAACAGCACATCACAGAACATTCACCACCCAAGTGACACAGGTTTCGAGCACACCGCTAAGGCCACCAAGTCCGTCCCGTGGGGAAAGGATGGGAACGGAAGAAGCTCTTTAGGAACAACAGAAATAGATTTCGGGCGCTTCGATGCGCCAAGGGAGCGTTAAATGGGTAATCCTTTTAAATTATTTTTTGGCTTTGCTTTTGGATGGTTAGTTCCAGAGTTGCCAAAACAAGAAATCGGTATTGATGTAACTAAAGCTAACACTGATGCAAATGTACCAGTTCTATATGGTCGTGGATATGGCGCTGGTTTGCTGGTATATCAGGCAACCAATGATGCTGATAGTGACGATATAAAAAATGACTTATTGCATCAAGTTATCGTATGGGGTGAGGGGCAATGCGGGGGCATAACTACAAACTTTGTAGACGATGAAGAATCATCATCATCACGCTTTACGTTGCCAGGTGGCCGTGTATACCACGCAAGAAATTTTACAAACGGCATTGCCAATTTTAATGACCCACTGTTTACGGCATCTGGTAAGCGATCTACAGACACTTTTAATGGCAAATTAGTTTCATACGTGCGTTGTGAAATGGTGCCTGATGTTTGGCAAGGACAACCCGATCACAAGGCAGAGTGGACAGGGCGCTTAATATCAACTCCTTCCGGCGGTGCACTTACTGCATCAGAGAACCCTTCTAGCCAGCTATACGATTTACTAAAATCTGACGTGTACGGAAAGGGACTATTAACATCAAAATTAAGTGTTAGTAGTTTTCAAACAGCTAAAAATTATTGTGACACAAACGTTGAAAAATTCCCTGGCAGCGGAACCAGTCGTAAATTATTCACAAGCAATGTCAGATTAGATACTAGCAACACTGTGCTTGATAACGTCAACACGCTACTTAGATCAATGCGAGGGTTTCTATTCCACAGCGATGGAAAGCTAAAGTTATTGATTGAAAAAGATGATGCTCCCGTTGACTTCTCACTAGACGAAAATGAAAAAGGGTTTATACAATGGGGAGACATAAGCAACTCCAGCAAGTCTAATCGATATAACCGCGTAATTTGTCGCTATACGGATCCCGATTCTGGTTGGACGAAGCAAGAGGCTATTTATCCTGAGCCCGGTAGCGAACGAGAAGCAGAATTACTAGCAGAAGATAACGGCGTTATACTCGAAAAATCTATTACGCTTGATACTTGTATTTATTACAACGAAGCGCATAAACACGCATCAACTATTTTAGAAGTGAGTAGGCAGCAATTAAGAACATCAATTATATGGGGTCCAGAGGCCAGCATTTTAGAGGTCGGCGATATTTTACCCGCATATAGATTATCAACAGGCTGGGCCGGCAAATTATTCAGAATTGAAAGCGTTGAAAAATCACTAAGCACAGGTGAAGTATCACTTAGACTTAGAGAGCACCAACCGTACATTTACGACGATCAAAACACAGGCGATAAACCTGAGCTACCTGACACGACGATCACCTATGACAGACCAGCAACACCAACAAACTTATCTGTAAGTGACGTGTATAACGATTTCTCCCAAGTTGTTATTACATGGGATAGCAGTACAACCGATCATCAAATAGTGATTACTGGTTCTGATAATAATCAACTTGTAAACTCACAAATAAGCGGTAAAAGCTTTTCAATTAATCAGTTTAAAATTGATACTTATTCACTTCGATTATTTGCATTGGGAGGTCTAGGGCGGCGTTCTTTGGCTGCCATACTTTCATTTGATATAACTATTCGCGCAACTGACACAAACTCGCCTGTTATTATTGTAACACCAGGTGAAATACTTGTTACGCCGCCTAAACCTTTGGCATTAATCGATATTTACGAAGGTGTTTATACAACAAATTCAAATTTAGACCCTAACTCTGATCCGCTATCATCATTTATAGCGCTGGCCGATGGCAGAAGCTTAAACATTCCTAGTCCAGCAGATGGCCAGACGTATTACCTTTGGTATCGATTAAAAACCATTCAAGGGCTAGGCGTTTGGTTAATGATAGAAGTAGTGGGCGAAGGGATTTCAAAAGGTATTTTTGATGTTGAGCTCATAGCGTTAATTGACAGAATTGAAATTGGTGGAGACATTGATTTAGCTTTTGTTGAATTAGTACCGTTAATTGACAGAATTAAAATTGATGGTTTTATTGATGAATCTATCGCAGCACAGGCAGAAACAATTGCTGAATTAACTGAGTCAGGCAATACACAACGAGCAGAAATTGAAGCAAACGTTGCTTTAAACGTTGCTGATATTCAAACTTTTAAACTTGAAATACCAAACCTACAAAACACGCTAAACCGTACAAATTTAGAAATATTAGAACTAGCCAGTGATAAATTTAATTTTGAGAAAAATTACACTCAACGATTAGCCAACAACGACAGACTTGTTGATGCTGCTGTTTATATTGACGCTGATACTGGTCTTATAATAAATAGAGCGTTTGCATACACTGATAATTCTTTTTCTCAGGCTTCCATCTTAGTTGATGGGGTAGATGCAAAAATTGTTATTGAAGCAGATAGGATAACTGTATTAGATAATAAAGTTATTAGTACCGATGCTTCTTTAGTAGTGCAAGCGGGTGAGATATTACAAAGGGCCACATTCACTCAGGTAAATACAGAAATTGCAGGTGCGTTAGCTGCCCTGACTCCAATTTATTCTTTTCAGTTCAACAACGATGTAGAAGGGTTTGCAGGCAGCACACACGATGCCGAAGGCTTTATTGCAATAACAACAGCATCGCCAGCAGTATCACCAACAGTTAGCTATACAGCACAAGAATATCCAACATTTAGAATGCTAGTTAGGCTTAGGGCTGGTGGCACTTGGAACGGTGTTATCACTACAAACCTTGGCACAACCCCAGTACCAGAGCCCAGCGCTGAAAACGTGTGGGAAGTTATAATGGTTAAAACTACTGACACAGGAACAGTCACATATTTAGAATTTGACCTTGGTGATGTTGACATTGATTACATCGAAATTGCTAAACAAGGCGCGAACGATATTGCATTACAAGATTTAGTTGGTCGAGTAACGATTGCTGAATCTAGTCTTAGTGCTATTGATGCAGAGTACATTACCAGCATTGTAACGAGCTGGTATAACAACGGTTCAATTATCACCTCAGATGTGAATTTATTGATTAACGCTTTTGATTCTGAAATTGATATTACAGCTACACTTCAAAGCCTTAATGATAGCAACACAATAGAAAAGGCTACGATATCAAGTACATGGGTCAATGCGGCTGATGCGAATATTAGAAGTTCGGTTCTAGCCTACAATTCAGAATTTGGAATTACTAATGTAACCACTGATTTAGATGCGCTACGTGGCTCGATTACTAATCAATCAATTTCAATTAGTAATGTTGATAAGTCATTTTCAGATTTTGGTCTGGTGCAGATTGAGCAAGAATATTACATGCACAGGATTCGCACAGGGCAAGAAACCGGTGATGCGGTTATTGCTCTGGCAAACACTGAACTTCGCGCTTATGTAGATGATGAAAACACAGCCATTGCACAGGACTACACATCATTAATTGCAATTGGTGGCGCTGATTCAAAAGCATCGTTTGACTCATTATCTGAATCTTTATCTAACGAAATAACAGCTAGAGCCACTCAATACGACTTACTACAAGCAGATTTTAATTTAAATGCTTCATTGATTGTTTCTAACGCTCAAGCAATTTCTGATGAAACTAGCGCGAGAGCCACCCAGTACAATGAACTTGAAGTGGTGGTTGACGGTAATAGCGCATCAATTACAAACAATGAACAAGCTGTAAGTGACGAAGCGGGTGCAAGAGCATTAGCAGTAACACAGTTGCAATCAAATATTAACAGCGAAGCAAGCACAAGAGCATCAAGTGTTGCAACCGTACAGCAATCAGTAGTTGATGAAGAAAGCGCCAGAGCAATTCAGGGATCTGAGCTTCAAGCTAACATTAACGATGAAACCAGCAAACGTAATTCAGCAGTAAACACGGTTGACACTGCCAGAGTTAATGACAAAAACGCGCAAGCAACTCTTAATACAGCGCTTCAATCAAATATTAACGATGAAGAAAGCAGTAGAGAAGCCGCTATCAGTAGCGTTCAAAACACTATTTCTACTGATAAAACGGCTCAAGCAACAGTTAACAATAATCTACAATCCAATATTGAAGATGAAGCAAGTAGTAGAACCGCATCTGTAAATTCAATCAACAGCACAATATCTACAGATAAAGCAGCCCAAGCCGAAACAAATACTAATCTACAATCCAATATTGAAGATGAAGCAAGTAGTAGAACCGCATCTGTAAATTCAATCAACAGCACAATATCTACAGATAAAGCAGCCCAAGCCGAAACAAATACTAATCTTCAATCCAATATTGAAGATGAAACAAGCGCTAGAACGTCTGAAATTAATACAATTAATAATACGATCAGCACCGATAAAGTCGCTCAAGCAACAATAAATACTAATCTTCAATCTAATATTGAAGATGAAGCAAGCAGCAGAGAAGCCGCTATTAGCTCAGTGGAAAGCACCATTTCAACTGATAAAGCATCACAAGCGCAAATAAATACTAATCTTCAATCCAATATTAACGATGAGGGAAGCACCCGTCAATCTTCTGTTAACTCTCTAAATACTGCAATCAGTAACGAGTCAGCAGCCAGGGCAACGTTAGAAAATAACTTAACAGCTAGCATTGAAACAGAGTCTGACAGGATTGATTCAGCGGTCAATTCGATATCAAGTGTTCAGTCTGATGCCGATGGAAATTTACTTGCTATAAATTCAGTTGAAACTAGGACAACGAACGCAGAAGCAGATATTGCTTCAGCAGTATCAGAGCTTAGTAGTGTTTCGGATGAAGTGGACGGCATAAAAGCAACGGCCACATTCGGCGTAGATGTAAACGGAAATTTTACCGGCGTAAAAGTTAACGGAAGCACTCAAGCAAGTAAGATTGTTTTTAGCGCTGGTGAGTTTGAATTATACGACACCATCGCAGAGCAAAACGCCCTTGAATTTGTGAGTGGCGAAGGATGGAAATTCAATGGCGCTGGAACTTTTAGCGGAAAATTACGCTCTGCAAAAATAGAGTTGATTGGCACAAGTATTATGGAAGTGACCGACCCTAACGGCTTTGGCCCTGACTCTCTTTATTTCTGGTCGGGTAGTAAAGATGTAGATTCAAACGGTGACCCTCGCCTAAATAACCTAAGAAAATCCAATGCTAACGAATGGAAAGACTTATCGGGTGATAGATATTTCGGTGGAACGCTGTCAGCGGGACTAATCAAAAACGCAGTACAAACTACTGTAATGACAAACAATCCCAGTTTAGAAATAGGGCCGTTTGGTACCAATGGTAAGAATAAAAACGTGGTGGTTAGTTTTCTTATGCAAGCCAACTCTACTTTTAGCGGAAGCTGCCCTACGCACAACAGTAACCCCACCGCTAACATTAGAGTAGAAAGAAAAGTAGGTGGAGGGTCGTGGACTACGTTTATCTCGACGCAAGCAGTCACAGGCAACTTTACAAAGGAGTACGACCAAGAAACTAATCAATGTTTTATCCAGGAGTTGCTTAACTTCTCGGCTACATCAACGGACACCAATACGTCGGCTGCTGCTTTTCAATACAGAGCCATCGTTAGCAATCAAATTACTTTCTTAAATACTCAATCCAGACAAAGGCAAATCCTTAGTTTAGTGGTTACAGAAGAATAATTTTAATAACAAAAGAGAAATACAAATATGAGTTGGTTGAACTTCAACGTCACTATCGACAACGCGGGTAGAGTCACACGTAACAGTGGCGATCCAATTTCCACAATTCTTGAAGGTCAAGCCCTGTTGATTGGGGGTGGTATTTATCAAATACTCACCACATCATCATCAGATTTCACAATCAAAGATTGGTCAGGAACCATTACATCGGATGCAGTAATATTACCAACTGTAGGGGATGTAGTATCCGCAGCCAGAAAACTGACGGAAGTGTCTATTTTCGCCAACAACTTGTACGGACAGCTTGCTGATTTAGCAAAAGGCACAGGCACCAAGACACTAACTAGTGCTGATGGTGTTAATCATCAAATTAAAACATTTCCGCAGATTGCGTTGGATACTGCTGATTCGTTTGGTGAGTTTGGCTTGGGATTAGATAATGTAGGCTCTAGTTCTTTTGCAGAATACCCTACAACTAGCATTAATGACATTTCAGCGAGAACAGGGTCATTTAGAACAACATCTGCTAACACTGGAACATTTCCAGATTATCCTAGTGTAAGCAAATTCGCTGTCATAGAGAACTACAGGTATGACAGTAAGATTATGTTCCAACGTTTTACTGACGTTAATGAGAACACGTTTTTTAGGGAAGTTAGAAATGATGGGGTAAGTGAGTGGAATACTATTTTTACCAGCAAAAACTCAGTCAACCCTAGAGATTTTGGATTGGGTGTAACTAACGATCAAGCAGTAACTATTGGAAACTTTAATACTATTGCTAAATCTGGACTGTACGGTTCAAACGGTGGGGAAGAAGGCTCACCAATTAGCAGCGGAATAGTAAGCACTTTAGTACTAAAAGAAGGTTCACAGAATCAAACGGATTTCTTGTCAATCCGAGGCACTAGCGGTAGCGACATAAGAGCGTGGATACGCGGAGGCAAAACTGACACTCGAATTTTTACAAACTGGGCAGAGCTTTATCATACTGAAAACAGTGTTAATCCTTTAGATCTTGGTTTAGGCGTAAGGTTATCTGATGCCCCTGTTTTATCAGACTTTAAAGCAAATAATAAATCAGGTTTATATAAGTGCGTACTATCCAACACAGTTAATGGCCCAGAAACTCAGGCTTACTTTGCATCTGTAGTAGTTACAGCAGCAAGTGGAGGCACAAATTACATTGTAACTAGAATGAGTACTAATGACCCTGCAGTTTTTTTTGGGAGTCACACCACATCAAGTGACACGATAGTATGGAGTAATCTATTCCACTCAGGCAACACTAACTTTAATGTGTTTGGTGGCATAGCATCTAACGTATTAATAGGTAATGGTCATTGCGGTTCATCAGGTACAGCTTTTATATATCTAGATCTAAATTCTTTTAATCAGGCTTCAACCATCTCTTTTGCTGCGAACTCAACTTTTAAATTAATAGACGAAACTGGTTCTGTGATTAGAAGTGGCATTCCTATTTCTCAAATTAATTTAGATGCTGGTTCTTCTGGAAAGAAGGCAAGAATAAGAGTTTTTGGGAATACAGACTTGACTATTGGGAAACCATGTGAGTTAAGACAAGATAATGCACAAGCTAAAATAACGGTGAACTTCTAATGACTATATACAAACAGATTGACGCAGAAACAATTCAGTTCTTTGTTACTAACGAAGATGGCTCAGTCACTAATGGGCCAATCGTCAAGGGCAGAACTCGCACAAGACAAGTACAAACAGGGACTCAAGAAGTAGAGTCAGGCAGCGAACAAGTTGAAAACGGTACAGAGGAAATTGAAGTAGGTACTATTTCTGTAGAAGTGGGAACTGACGATGAAGGCAATCCTATCTTTGAAGACCAAATGCAGTACGAAACTGTTCCTACGTTTGAAACTGTTATCACATACATAACTGAGCCTGTATTTGAAACTGAAACTTACAGTCCGTGGGATGAGTTGATGCTCACTGACCCAACGATTGAGCCTATCCCTCAAGCAGTAATAGATGCAGAACTAGTCGAAGCATTTAAACGTGAAAGACAAACTCTCATTGCTAACGCTGTTGTGACTACAGAAGCGGGGAATCAATACGATGCTGATGAAACTAGCGTTATCAGATTAGGTGGGGCAATCACTAGATACGCAGGTAAAGCAGGCACAACAAAAGTATTGTGGTCACTAGCTGATACAGCTACAGGTTTTATGTCCGAAGTGACGCTAGCGGATTTAAAAGAAGCTCACGCGTTAGCGGTGGATAATATAACAGCTATTTGGGGTAGCTAGTAGTAACAGTAAAATTATAAGTTATTATCTCGCGTGCGAATTAGGTGTGAATTAGAGGTAGTTTTAAGGGTATCTGAGGGGGTCATACTTACCGCAAACCCCCTATTGGGTGGGGTTTGCGGGGTACGTAGGTGGTGGAGCTGGCGGGACTCGAACCCGCCACCTAATTTTAATAAATTACTGTTTTTTAATGAGATTATTTTTTATTTATACTTTGCGTGTTGTGTGGGTGTTAATTTGTTCAGATTCTTTCTGATATGACTCTATAAACTTACCGTAGTGATTAAATAGCATCTCAGGTGATGCGTGACCCATCCAGTTCGCTAACTGCCAAATATTTACACCTGCTGATATGTGCATTGTGGCGAATGTATGCCTTGCCTGGTACGGGTATCGATACTGCACTTGCGCCTCTTTTAATATTCTGGTCCATCTGTGCTTTCTAAAAGAATCTGGATTGATCCGGTTAAGTTCCCCATCGAGGACTCTAACCACCGTCTTGTAATTCTTGGAAAATACAAACTCACTCATGAGATACGATTTAGGCATTTGATCTTGCAAAGCTTCTAACGCTAGATCATTTATCGGGATCGCACGTTTACCGGCTTTGCTTTTGGTTCCCTTTTCAATACCATGAACAATTGCTGATCTAACGTTGATCACACGATTCGTAAAATCCACATCAGCCCATCTAAGTGCCGACCATTCCGAACTTCTCATGCCGGTATTAAATAATAACTTCACTATGTTTAATTCATCAGCTCTGCAGTGATCATAAATCTTAGATACTTCATCTGGCGCAAAGGGCTTAATATCTTCATGCTCGTTCTGCAAGCTTACTTTGTTATTTTTTGCCACATAGTTTGATAGGCTTATACCATCTACAGGATTGACCGGTACTAAACCATCAGTGACCGCTTCTGCAAGTGCCGATCGTAAATAACTAAACTTGTTTCTAAGCGTCTTTGGTGAGTTACCAGACTCTTTTATAAATTGCTTTAAACGGGCAGGGGTTAGCAACTTAACTGGCAAATCATGCAGCTCAGACAATGCCAGTTTGATTTTGCGGTACCCCTCCAAAGTAGAAGGGGATAATCCGCGTTTGATTGACGATTGCTGATAATCGTCTAGGTAATCAGCAATCGTCTTATTTTCATTTACTGCATGGCCAAGCACTTTAAGTTTTGAACTGTTAGGAAAAAAATTTGCATACTTAAAAGTTTCTCGTTCAATCTGACCTTTAATTTCACCTAATAAGTTTGATGCGTAATTAATATTTTTTTTGTTACCAGGTAAAGATATGTTCTCCCTGCAATACATACCTTTGTAAGTGAAGGCGATTTGTATTGATTCGCCGCTTTTATTCTCCCTTACGCTTACGCCGCGCGGGAGCTTCCCCCGTTCCTTACCCATTTCTCAACCCCTTCAAGATCAATCCAACGTGACTTACTACCCTTTACTTTATGCCATTGTTGACCTTCTGCCCACACTCCATTGTCAATACGCTTAGTTACAGAAGTTTCTGTCTCGCCAAATTCAGCGCAATATGCCTTTATAGTTCTGACGTTCATACGGCCTCCAAATCTTCTTCGTCTGACTCGTAAAAATCAGCTTTTATCGATGTTACTTTCAACTGAACCTGCAGTTCTTTGCCTTCAAGCAGCACACGGCCTAGTGAAACCCAATTATCTTGGTGGTTACCTTCGATCATTTCTGCAATCAAGCTATCAATATTATCTACTGCAAGCTCTGCCACTTCACGAGCGCCGCTCATGCTGCTAACTCCTCAAAAGCGCCATACTTCTCAAACAAGTCGTAAGCTTGGGCTTCACTAAAATCATGGCCAGTCGGTGATGCTATCCAACCAAACCCGCATAGGTGAGACTGGTTGAAGCCGCGTAATATTTTTTGATGCTCGGTGTTTAAGCGTTCTATCAATTCAGATTGCAGGTAAGGCTTATCGGATATTACAATTTTTGATTTTGTGTAGTTCTGACTGCCGTTAATACCAAACGCTGCCATGTAGATTGACCAGTTGAAGCGCGTCAAAGTTAGTGTTTCATGTATTGCGCTGCTTACCTGAACTTCTTCACCTGTCAACTTTGAAAGCCTGCACAAACCGCCCTGGTTGTTTACATTGATGATGCAATATTTGGCCAGCGTGTTTTTGGTTCGTATTGCCGAGACACGATTAGGGTTGTATTTTTTATTCCGCGTCTTCATGTTTATATTTCACTCCTAGAACGTGAATATTTATAATTAATTCGAGCACTTGCGTTTGCCTTGGTGTCAGTTTAATCATTGAAAACGTCCTCACCTTTAGCGTGTCTGTGTCTAAGTAAAATGACACTTATTCCGCGATGCTTTAAAATTGCTAAGATTGCAGACTCTTTACAATCAAAATGTAACGCTAGTTGCTTCATGCGATAACCTTGAATGACAACAAGTGTTTTTATTTCGTTTATCTTGCTATCCCAATAAACTTTCTTTTGTCGGATAACTTTGTTTGGACTATTTGTAATTGTCATGCTGCTAATACCTCAGTGGAACCTAAACTCAACAACTCATTTCTATCGATTAAACGAATAAAACAAGGCATTGATGAAGGTCGGAAAATTACGAACATTGAGCCCTTAGTATTTCCATTCACTTTTTTACCAGTTACAGGATGATAAAAACTAAGTCGGCCACCTGTCACAACTCTGATTTCTGATATTGAATGTAATGGCAACCATTGAGCGTCAAGGGTGGCGGGTACCAGCATTACAGTTGTTACACCTTTTGCTTTTTGCTCAATGGCTTTATTCATAAATTTCTGAATATATCCTCTGCCGTAGGGCGGGTTTACCCATACGCTTTTTATTTCTGACCAGTTAAATTTTAGTTCCCAATCCACCGTTAAAGCGTTTTGCTCTTTAGTTAAGTAATTGGGTACCAGATGGTTTTTATCGCTAGCCGCAGCATCTAACCCAAAGTTAAATTCTTTATTCATGGCGTTAAATACAACAGGGTCAGTACCCCAACTATTTTTCATATCATCGTCTAAATCTGAACTTACTAAGTCGCTCATGCTTTATCCTTACTGATGTTATCAATCACATCACTTTCAAGCTTGCGATACGCTTTATTCATTGCTTTTACGCCACGCTCAAAACCTTGCTGGCTAATTCCGTTGGTCGTGTAAGCTAAAGCTGCCGGGTAGTTAAGAATTAAATGCTCAGTAATTGCATTCACTAAGCCCTCACTCTTAATCCTGGTTGCAGCCAAGACGGAATTAATCGTCTTAGCTGTTTCCATGCCTTGTATTAATGTGATTGAAGGGTTCATCTAAGCCGCAAAATCACGTTTATTTTCTCTGGCCTGCGCTTCTTTCATGCTTTTAAGCTTCGCCACATCTACAGAAAGATTGTTTTTAAAGTCTTCGAGATAACTATTGTCTCGTTTAACCTTTGCTTCAAGCCAAGCAACACCAGCATCAATATTGGTGGGAAAACTACCAAGAAATGTGTTTTTCCCATAAATAGATAACCACGTTTGGAATTTATCCCTATTATTCCTTACACCAGGCAAAAGGTTGTCGGAAGGTGCTAAAACTCTTGGCCTCAAGTTTGCGATTGTGATTTTATTAGCCATTACGCAGCCTCACCACTTGCATACTGACGAGCCATTGCTAGAGCATGTTTCTTGGGCTCTATTATTATTTTTGTTTCTTTTTGCCCCGCTAGATAACCGGCTGCGAAAGCGGCTTCAATTAACGATGGCAAACGGCCAAAAACACTCTTAGTTAAACCGTTAGCGGTGTTAGGAGTAGACGCAGGAGCAACAGGAGTATCTACAGACTCACTGGTTGTATGGTTGTTGCCAGTGCGTTGGGTTAAGCGTTCGTCACTGATACCTCTTTCGTATGCGCCCTCAGATTGCCTTCTGGCTTCTAACTGTTCAGCATCCTTGGTTGCTTGAGCATCTAAAAAATACGCCTCTATTTCATCAGACGATTTTTTGGCTCTTGCATTTCTTAAACTGGCTTCTTCGTCAAGTTTGGATTTTTCAGCCGCAGCCTTAGCAACATTTTCAGCATTAACCTTAGCTTGTTCAGCCGCAGCTTTAGCAGTTGCCTTGGCTTCTTCTTCAATGCGTATCTGTTCACGTTGGGCATCCAAGCGAATCTGCTCTGCTTCTTTGTGTTCAGCTATGCGAGTTTTAACCATGGCTTGAAAATCATCGTTAGCTTTGAATGCAATGTCGCGCCAATCAGAAAACAAAAACTTAAACTCTTTGAAACTTTGCATAAACGATGCGTTTTCATTGACGATGTAAAGTTGTTCACCAAGTAATATTTTTATTTTTGAAACAGCTGTGTCTGCGGCATCCTGCAATGAATCAATAGTTTTTTTACCTTTCATTGCATTGATGATTGTAGTATTTACGCTTTTTTCGTCTACAGGAGGGTTAACACCAATTTGTGTGAAAAATTTATAATTATCGCTAACCTTTGTGGTTGCTTTAACAGCTATTGATTCGCGCAATTCTTCCTTACGCGATTTAACAAGCTTTGATTCGCGTAATCTTGATTGGCGAAGTTGCTCTTTTATTTCACGTAAGCTGTTAACGAATGCGCTAATGTCGGCAGATTCACTTAGCGCCAACTCACAAGCATTATCACAAGCAGCTTCGCCGCGGCTAAACGTTTTTTGTCTTGCTTCTGCATCAGCAAAGTCTTGATCCGTCTGTGGCGTACCATTACTTCTTTCTATTAGTGCAAGTGCTTTAAGGTGGAAATCATCCAGGTTAGACTTTAACGCCATACCATTCATCTGGTACTTAATAGCCGGTAAGTCGCTTATTACTTCTGCTACAACCTTTTCAGCCTTAGCCTGTGGCTCATGGGTTTCTAAATCGATAGCGAACTGCGCCCAGCCTGCGATTAATTGCTCACGTCGCTCAGGTATGGAGTAGTAATACATATCAGCCCAATTTTCGTCAGTGCCATCACTGGTAACAAACAAAACTTTATCTGCGCCTGAGACTAATAATTGATGCTCCAATTGCCAATAATAATGTGGTTCAAGTTTGTTATTTCTGACGTTTTCAGCAAGCACTTTGTTGTACAGCTTGTGTTCAAAAAGAACATCACCAAACAATGACATACCATCAAATGAAGCAAGAAACATTGAATCTTCCAGCACACCAACTACTACTACAAAATCTTCATCTGCCACATGTTCTGCGATAGGTCTTGCCATTTCCTCGGTAGCATGACCTTTATCAAAAAGTGACTGAGTAAAATCATTCACATCAGTCGTCCAGCCTTTTTTATGATCAAGCAACTGTGTGCGGCTAATGTTTTTATGTACGCCAAACATGGCCGATGCTTCTGAGGCGTTTTGATGATCCAAACGAAATAAAAGCCATTCTTTTGTGCCTGGAATAAGTTTTAACTTTTTCATGCTGCTTTTTCCTTATTTAATTCCATAATTTGTTTTTTAAAATAATCAGATAACGGGGCGTATTTTTCTTCCAACATATCGATTAAATCAACAGGGTCTTTGCCAGCGTTAATTGAATTTGCCCACTTATTTGCTTTTTGATTAAGTTCATCTTGAGTGAAGTCAGGCTTGTCAGCTTTGGCGGGTGCTTCACCTTCGCTTGACTCTCTTATTGGATTGACAACCTTTTCAACCGGCGCTTTTTCTGGCTCAAGTTCGTCAGAAGAATAAACACCCATAATTACCGCAGGCGCATACAAACGAGCCCAATATTTAAGTGCCAGATAACCGCTTTGCTGTTTCGGGTTGGTTTTCCATAAAGCTGAATTTTTCGTGGTTACATCGGCAGGGTATAAACGCTCACCCCATTGAATTTTATCTTCGCCAGAAAGTATTGCGCCAACACTAACCCAACATGTTTTATCAATGGTATTACCCATATTGACATTGACACCCGACTGAATTTTTTCTGCCGAGCCATTACCTTTAACTTCCCAGTTACCGCCATATTCATAGTGAAAGCGGCCATTGATAGCTTTAGATGATGATATAACCGCATTAACTAGTTGCGCTTCATAGCCAAGCGTTCCGCTAACTACGTGCGTCTTTTGGGCTACTGCAAAAGGGTTCATTCTCCATTGTGCTGCTTGCATAATAATTGCCATGCAATCCGCTGGATTACCTTGTAGATGCTTTGGAACAGTCGCCTGACCGTTTGCCATTAGATTAGCTAACGTGTTCATTGACTCCATAGCTCTATAATCTAGGATCATGTCTGTTGTGGAAACATGGGCAACGTTAGTGCCAGGTTGATTGTTTTCTGCTGAATTGCTCACAACGTCACCTCACTTTTGGAAAATGTTAAAACCCATCCAGAGGGTCGACCCTGGACAACTAACTGCAAACCCAAACGCCTTAATATGCGTTTAGCCTGCTGCGCTTTGTGTAGCTTTTTGAATGTCATTCTTTTAAACTCCGTACTGTTGTCTACTAACCTCTGCGTCGAAACTTCGGTTAGTAGGTGGTTGAGCCCTTTAACTAGGGCTGTTTTTAAGCTGCTTCTGAAACACACAACATGCTGTAAATTAAATCTAGCGTTGCTTGGTCAGGTATTAGCTGAATGATTTGCTCCGCTGTTAGCTGCTCGAAAACATGGTGCAAGTTGACACCCTCCAGCTTTGCTGAAACTTTCCCGCTATTGACTGTCAAACCTTCAATACTGCGGCACTCAATAGCAAAATCGCTATAAGTACCTTCTGTGTTTCTAATTGCCATTATTGACTCCCTACATTCGCTGCTTCTTCTGTTGCCCAGGTATTTGCCAGCGCCTCAATTGCTAACGTTATGACTGCTCGACGAAGTGGAATAACGTCAAACTCGTTTTTAGTCGTCATTAGCTGATAGTGCATAGCCTCGATATTTTTGCCATCAAACGTCGCGTCAACAATGTCCTGCTGATCTAAACAGTTGACCCTACTAGTTGGGTAAACAAGCTGGTAAAACCCGCCAGTCGTAAGCGCATTGGTTATTTCAGAGCGGAAAAACTCGAAGTTTTGTAAATCACTGTTTTCTGGCTCAGTTGTACTGACTAACTCAACGCTAGTGCCAAAAATAGCGCTAAAACTTGAGTTTAGAATTTGATTTGATTTGATTGCTGCGTTCATAATTAAGCTACCTTGCTGAAAAATTTGTTTTGAAAGTACATCTGGCCCTTTGCTGTAATAAGCGTTTTAAACCAAAGTTGAATTTCACCGTTCTGATCTTTGCGAGTTTTCTCTTGAAGTTTGAATAAACCTTGATCAACGTACTTCTGGTAAGGTCTATTTCTTTGACTAAAACTATCCATCACATAACTTCCTTCACGAAGCATGGCGAAAAGCTTGTTTTGTCCTGTGCCAACTGATTTGGCAAAGTCTCTGATACAAACGCTATTGATTGAATCGTTAACCGCTTCGGCAAACGCTATTTTGGGTTGTGCGGCTTCAAGCTTTTCTGCCAAGTCAGCAGCTAAACGTAATGACTCAGCAAAACTCTTAGGCATATTCTGTTGTGATTGGTAGGTGCCAGTCTTACGAATAGAAGGAAGGACTTCACCAACCACCCAATCTTCAAACTTTTCAGCCTCTGGCATTTTCGAACGCATGATTAAACGGTAAACGTCACGTTCTGGAATTATTTGATATTGAGTTACGGATTGATTGTGAGAATAACCAGCTGCTCTACATGCCTTGTAATCACTGGATACTAGCAATTCGCTACCACCTATAAGTTTAACGTTCTTACAATGGTCTTGAATCGCTTCTGACGTATTTGCATAACCAAGTAGATCAGCAACATCCTTTGCAATAAACATTGGCTCACCGTTTTGATCAATTACTCGAACTTCAATTGATTTGAATTTGAAAGGAATTACGTTGCTGGTTGGTGTACTCATGTTGATGCCTTAATTAAGTAACTTGCCAATCAGTGTACAAGATATTCTTGTTATGGCAAGTAAAACTTGTTGTTTTTATCTTAGGCATAAAAAAACCCGCTATTAACGGGTTAATTATTATTAAGTTAAGTTATCGCCAAACACTAGACGAATAAAAAACCTTTCCTATTATATTGACTGACTCTGCATCTACCATAATGTCTGGATGCTCCAAAGCGTTAAAGCTATTCAGCCTCAACCTGCTTGCGCCAGGCTTATACAGACGCATTACTTTTAACAAACCTTCATAAAGAACTGCGTACACTCCTCCATCAACTGCTGAGATTTCTTTTGTATCTATCACAACCATGTCGCCATCAAAAAGCCTTGGCTCCATGCTGTTTCCTGATATAAATACACATAAGGAATAACTTTCATCTACCCCACACCCGTCAAAAAGAGACTTTGGAAGCTTGATAACTTTCCCTTTTCTTAAACTTAAATCTCCATCCGTGACTACGACACTCATAAGAATTGACACCTCTACTTCTTCATTATCTTCGAGTAATCCAACAGGACTTACATTTGTGTTAACACATCCATCGCCACCCGCTATAAGCGTTAATTCGTTGATTTTTAAAGCGCGACACAGGGCGCTTCTATTTTTACCTAAAACGTCATTTCTGCCGCGCTCCCAGTTTTGTACAGCGGTAACACTGACTTTTACAACCTCTGCTAATTTGTTTTGTGAATAACCAATACCTTTTCTGTAGTGCTTAATTCTCAAACCCTGATCTATTAGCCGCACGTTGCGATCTCCAAGTAATTACAATCCAACCTAAAGTACAAGTATTGCTTGCTTAACAAAAGACTAGAATAACTTGCTATTTGTGTATTTATGGGCAAGAATAACTTGTATAGAATTAAGGGGTGGTTATGAAGGGCATAGAGAAGGCCGTAAAAAATGCAGGTGGCGCGGGAAACCTCGCTGAACAATTGGGTGTTTCTTATGAGGCTGTCAGGCTTTGGCGGAAACTT